TTTATCTTGAACATTAATAATATCACCCGGTCTTAAAAAAGACGCATTTACACCTGTAGTAAATGCAACAAGTTCAGTTTCTTTTGTATCAGTAGCTAAGTTCCATTCGGCTAAGCGTCGCGCCTGTCCTTCTGAGGTACATCCAAAAGCTACAACACTTTTATTTACTATTTTTTCCTGTTTAATAATATTTGCTGTATCTTCTACGGTTAGTACAGTTTTCTTATAAAACTCATCCGGATTATTCCAGGTAACACTTAGCTGGTTTGCTCTGGCACGTTGACCTGTATACGAATACTCAAATAATCCATCTTCTACATTACCTTGAGTAAAAGTGTATACTGCTTCCTTAGGAGAATCTTGTACAGCGGTAATCTTGCCATCAATATATGCAAGCATACCCCTAAAAGAGCTTGCAAGATCTTTTAGTACTTTATAAGCTTCTTCTGCCCTACTAATATAAACATTGCAAGTAAATCGAGGTTCTAATCCACCATTACCATCTGAAACTAATTCGTCACAATAACGAGCAATTTGAAAAAGAGCATACTTATCTATATCGGACTCTAATATAAACTCTCCTAAACCATAATCTTTATTTGTAAGAATATCATAAAAAATCCAAGCAGGATTATTACAGTAAACTTTCTTAAAGTTAACGTGCGTTGGAGCTAAAGAAAAGTCTCCTCTAAAACCTCCTGTCCAGGGAACGTAGCTTCCGCTATCTGCTCCCGAAGAGTTGCGTGTATATTTTGCCACTCCCGTAGAGGATTCTTCTCTTGTTATATAATTTGAAGGAACTTTTATCAGCTTACCATATATGTGATACGCTCTAGAAGGAGGACTTTGAAAGTCTTCTGCAGAGTATGAAACAACACTGTGAGCTGAGGTAGGATAATTAAACTTATCTTCAATTATACAATCGTAAGAATCTATAACTGCTGTTAATGATGTGGATTCATCAAATGCATATGCTTTAGAGCTTTCAGGACTTAATCTTCTGACTTCTACAGACCAAGAGTTAAATGGCTGAAATTTCTTCAAGTCTACATCAAAAGTTGCTACAAAAGAAGGATTATTTCCCTTTCTTCGTATAACTCCAGTGTTTCCTCCAACAATCCTAACACCTCCTACTCCATTCAATACCGGGGCGTAAGAACTTATAGCAATTGCTCTATAATTACTAGTACCTGCGCCTGATTCAGTCCAATCAGGAACATTTGATAAGAAATCTGAACCGCCATAATCTTTTCCGTGTACTAAAACAGCTCTCTCTGGATCATTCGCCGTTGTTTTATATTTAAATACTATCTGAAATTCTGCAAAGGCTGGATTCTCATCCCCTTTCTCTGAAACATGTCGTAATCCACCAGGAAATTTTATATTTACTCTCACCCTATCTATTTCTTGGGCACTATTTTGTGGCAGATTAAGAGAAGAGGAAGTTAATGCACCAGCAGAAGGACTCTGGCTACCATTACCATAGCTTGAACTAACTCCCGAGACTAATTTTAAGTTCTGTCCAGAAGCTATAACAAAATTAGCTGTTTGGGAACCCCCTGTTGGACTGCTTGAAGTTATACCATTTCTGGTTCCATTATATACAAAAGCATTAACATTATCATACGCTAAGTCTTGATTTGTGGGTTGATTATAAATTTGTGTAATTGATGCAGGAGATAAAATTGCTTCAGCATTAGTTACATTAGTTACAACAGCCGTCTGTATAGTTGCAGTATTAGCATTTGCAATGTTAGTTACTTTAATAACATCGTCTATAGCTATAGCAGCTCCTGAAGACACACCAGTTATTATAGGAGGAAAGATTGTAGCTTTTGTACCGGAGTTAACTGCAGTAATAATCCCTTCATATTCTGACCCATTAAGGCCAGCTCCTGCAATTCTTATCTTATGCTTAGCTGTTGTTAAAAAGTTTAAGGGAGTACCTGTAACAGAAGTTGCATGTTTAGCAAGAAAAATACTTGAAGAAGCTGTAATTTCCTCTGTTCCTTGAAATATCTGACTGGCAGTGGTATTAGAGGGGCCTGCTCCTTTTATTTGTATAAAACGATCACCGTCTGCCAAAACAATTCCTGAGAATAAACCATTTGCATTTGTAATAGCTGTTCCGGAGACAGATACAGTTCCAGTCTTTCCAAGCTTTGGTTTACCTGAATCGGATAAAAGGGCTGTTCCGTTTAGATAAACACTATTCAAACCATTAACTAGCCCACCAATCTCCCCTGCAGCGATAAGATCTATTACTGTTGCATATTGATTTTCATATACTGAGGCTACCATTCTTTACTCCTATTAACCGTTTACCGATCCTATATCTAAGTTGCCATTAAAGGTACTAGTAGGTGCTCCATTATAAGAAAAACTAATTGGAGCACCACCCACTATAAGTTCTCCATAGGCTACAGGAACAGGGAGCCCTTGATTGATATTATTACTTGGACCATTAAATAGATAAGAAGGATCTGTTTGCTCGTCACTTTCTGGGCCTGGAGCCAGTAACTGAGCTATACCTGTCATAGCTAAATTTACTGCTATGCCTGCTGCAATTAAACCAGGTGTAGTAAGAGTTACACCGGTTGCTACTGTTCCTACACCAGGAACAGATTGTGTAGCAACATTAAAAAATACCTGAGGAGCTAAAAACATTACGGCTACAATAGCAATTGCAGCTAGTATTTTTCCTGGTCCACTTTTTGAACCTGCAGGAATCTCTGTTATTATAATATCCTCATTATTTAAGGATAAAAGAAGCTCCTCTTCAGCTTCTAAAAAATCACTACCTCTTTGAATCTCATAACCTACTCCAGCATCCGCAGCTTTAATCAGATGCTCACGAAATCCCGAAGTCTGACATTCTATTAATTTAAATATATCTCGTATATTTGAGCAGTCCGTTTCCCAAACCTGCCCAAATTTATCTATATTTCCGTTTAAATAAACTGTTTGCATCTTACTATCCTATGAATATGTTTTCCCCAGCCTGAATGAAGGGACTCTTTGCATGAAAGTCTGTTAATTGCATGGTGTATGAAAGTGTCTTCACCCGTATAAATTCCGCAATGATTGGGTACATGGCAAAATACTTTAAAAATAAGTACATCTCCAATTTTTGGCTCGTCTACTTCAATAAACCCGTATGAGTCAAATAAATCATCAAAGTAGTTAAATCCTTTATCCCACCAATCATCATCAAAAACTATAGAGGGCAGACTTATATTGTAAGTGCTAGTATAATAGTCCCTTACAAGTGAGTAGCAGTCTTGCTCGCCAAATTTATAATCTCTGCCTAGTAAAGGATTTCTTATTGCTTCTGGCTTATATACGTATTTCTCTATTTCTGGAAGAGAGTAGATAATATACGGTATTTGTAGAAAATTACTAGCTTTCTTATCGCTCTCACTCGGCTCACAAGAAGCATCGGGATGGCTATGAACTATTGCCTCTATATTCCCTGATAAACTGGCCTTAATATACTCTGAAGAATCTATAACAAAGTCTTCTTCGGGATTTTCTGCTGTATTAGTGCAGTGTTTCCAATGTATTTTTCCTTTTTTATTGATTAAAAGACCACAACCTTCATTTGGATAGTCTTCAAATAAGTCTAAAATAATCTCTTTATCGTTTTTGTCGAACACCCGGAAACCCTCCAAAAGGTAGTGGATAGTTAGCATTTGTAGAGGTAGAAATACCTCCAGTTATTGAACCATGGGCTTTTGCATGAAATCGTAATGAACAAGATTTTAACCCTTTTCCACAAACATCGCCTTCAGTCCAATGTATTCCTTGAACTACACTATCATGTGAGTTTCCTACTTGAGTAAATTTTCCTACTCGCCAAAGCTTTCCGGACTTTAAAACAAAATTATTATATCTAGAATCAGTATACCCATAATAGGTAGTAGATGCAGAGTAGGGGCTAAATACTCTTACTCTTCTCCACTTAGCAGGTAAATCATCTGAAGGAGAGTCTGTAGTTGCTACTAATGCTTGCCAATATGCTGTTATGGTTACCGTGCTTTTACCTGTAGTATTTAACTGTTCTTGTACTTCAGCAGTAATATAGTAGCTTCCTGCAGAAGAACTGCCCGAAAAATTAGACATACCAGAAAAAATACTAATAGGAACAATGTATTCATCAAACTTATTCATAAATACATTAGAGGTACTACTTGCAATAATATTTTGAGACCAATTACAGCCTCCTCTCTTATTAATTGGAGTAACATCGTCTGCTGCCCCTCTATATTTAAAAGGACAAGAGCCTCCTATTATAACTCTTCTGGGTATCTTTACTCCAGCTAAATCAAACGGGGCGGCCAGTTCAAACGTAATAGACAAAAAAGTCTTAGAAGCAATTCTATCTATAACGTAGGTAGCTTTTGGAAACTCTACGGGAGGATTTCCTGCACCTGAATCTCCGGTTCCTCCAACTAGATACTTTTCTAGAGTTGCCCTTCTTGTTACCCGTTTACCTATTAAATCTTGATAGTCGAGCCCTCCAATTGCATCTGAAAAAACACTACCAATGTTAGCAATAGTAATTGTAGGTCTAGAATAAGAGCCATCGGATGCAAAATCAAAACCCTCCATCTCTACAGGAAGTGCGGTATAAGTAACAACGTTTCCAGAGGAATCACGAAACTCTACATCTGTCAAGTCGTCATCAACCCCTGCACAAAATCTTGCGATAGAGCCGGAAGCATATTCTAGCTCGTACAAAAATACATATCCAGAGGATATAGTTTGTTTTTGTACATCTTTTATTAAATCACTCATGCTTCATAAACTCGTCGGAAAGTTGCTGTGCAAGTATAAAAATCATCGTAAGAATAGGTTTGACTATAAGTATCACAAACAACTTTTATTGTTTTTTCAGAGCCACTACTATTAGTATCGGGCACGGTAAAGTTAAATAAAGTAACTCCTGCTTTACTGTCTAAGAAAGCAATAATATCATCAGTTTCTGTTTTTGTTCTATTAGAAAAAGTTAAGTTATAAGTTTCATTCAGATTATTAATACCATCAACGGCCCTTTGCTCATAGCCGTCACCAAAAGCCATTCTACGAACACGGGGTTTTGAAGTTTTTGTAAAACCCTTATCAGGTACACGGGGCGTATTACCCAAATCTGTAAATCCTAATGCCATTATGCTGCTCCATAGGGGCTAAGAATACCCCCCGGTCTTTTTTGTCGCTGTAGCTCATCTTGTACAGCAACAGAGATAACTCTTCCCAGTCGTCTACTTTGATTGTCTCCTGATCCTTCCTCTTGTCTTGTGCTACCGTCTGTTGCAATACTAATACTAATATTATTAGTATTTCCCGCACTGCCTTTTAAATCAACAGGAATCTCTTTTTTATTTGGAAGAGGCACAACTGCTTCTGTGCCATGAAGCGTTACGGGATACCCTGCTTGACGTCCCCTGGCGATTCCTCCAGTTGAGTAACCTTCCATCACTCCTCCATAACGACCACCAATTTGGCCTGTAGGAGGCTGGGCTACGCCACCCATGCTAAATCCCATACTGGATAAAGCTCTAAAAACTAACATCTTTACAATCATTTGAGCAATAGATTTTAGTACTGATACAGCAAAATCTGCAAAAGCTTGCTTTGCTGACTTAGTACCATCTATAATACTCATAAGGCCGCTTTCCATACCACTCTGTATGCTATTAACGACACCCTCCAGGCCTGCTTGAATTATTTTTTGCTCTTGCAAAGCCTCTGTTTGGGCATATATTGTTGCTACCTGTTCTGCACTAACTGTTCCCTCTTCTTGTCTAAGTTTTAATATTCTTGCTTCTGCTTCCTCTCTTACAGGATTCAGAGATATTAGACTTGTTTGAAGTCTTTGTTCTTCTAAACGTAGTCTTCCTTTTTCAATATCAATTAGAACTCCATTTTGTTCTATTTCAAGATTTCTTGTGAGCTGTTCGCCCTTAATTTTTAGTAGCTCTATTTGTTTATTAAGATTTTCTATAGCTACGGCATCTGTTACTGCGTCTAACTCAGCTCTACGTGTTTCGGCGGCAAGAATCTTATCGGTTATAATACCCTGTTCAGAGAGTATATTATTTTCTCTTGCAAGACGTTTTTCCCTCCCTATATCAAATAAACTTTTTCCTACAGTTCCTGCACCTGCACTGGTAGCCCTTTCCTGCGATATTCTTGCACGAGCAAGAGCTTGTTCTGCTGCATTTATATCCTTAGTAATTTTTAACCGTTGCTGAGCTGCATTAATTCTAGTGTTCTCAACCGTTGATAGGGCTTCTTGAGTAGTTAGCTCGCTGTTTGCTGCGGTTACTCCGTCTTTCGCAAGCTCTACTGCTCGGGTTGCATTTTTAAACTGCTGAGATTCTTTATCAGGATCTTCTCCCAAAAGCTTAAGAGCTGTTTCAGCACTTATTTGTGCATTTTTTGCTTCAGAAACTTTATTTTCTGCATTTAAAACCTTTATTGCTGTTCTAACTCGTTGTGCATCAAAAGATTGGCTAACTTTATCTATTGCTGCTGCTTCCTTTCTATTCTTTGTAATATCGGCTATATTTTTTAATTGATTCGCCGCAGCTTGTTGAGCCATATCCAGGCTACCTTGCGTTATGAATACATCCATACCCTGTTGAAAAGATTGTGCATAAAGAGCCTCTATCTCCTTTGCTGCCTTCTTAATAGCCTCCTTATCAGGAGCAGGTACCGTTATAGTTTTACCTTGTAGCTCGTCCTTTGTGCCAAAAAAGTTACCTTCAGTCACTATTTCTTTTGTTTTAAGACCTGCATCCTTGATTATCTTTTCTTGCTGAGCTACGGCGCGCTCAAGCTCCCCTCCATCGGCAGCCGCGGTGCGGACGGTTACCTCAGCCGTTAGTTTCTCCTGAAAAGCAGAAACAAGATTTTCTAAAGGAGCTTGAGGTATATCGTTAATAATCTTATTAATTTCTTGGTTTACAGCTTTTGTTGCATTAGCAAGTGAAGCAGCTGCTGCGCTTGCTTCTGCCATTCCCTTCGCTATCTCTATAAAGTTTTTACCATCTATTTTTTGTACACGAGCTGCTGCAACAAA